CTAGAGCACGCCAAGTGTTTTGACGACGCGCAACTGAAAATTGCACCCTGTACATTGTGGACCAAAAAGACCACCTCCGTAAAACGGAAGTGGACAAAAACCACAGTGTAGAGAGTGCATGAGTTACACGTCTACCCGTTTTAACGGGACCCCAAGGTGCTTTGGGGCATTCCACTGGAACCCTACCCGTAAAGGGGTGGGATTCCAGTGAAGAAAAACAGCGAAAAGTCCTCTCCGACCGCTGAATATCGGGTGACTGAGCTACCTAAACTAGTCCAATCTGCAGTCTGAATACCGAGAAGATTCGGATCGGAGTCTGAGATGTAAGTTGAGGCAGCAAAGTAAGGATTGGCTTGGGCAAGTGCGAACCGGTAGTTCGAATAGAAAGGTATTTCTACCTCTCCCATGCCATATTGGTATTCACAACCGACGTCGCCAGCGCCGGTTGAGACTCCAGGAAGTATACCGTCAACGGTTGGAGTCATTTGAAAAAGAGAATCATTCACGCGCATAGCGCGCATACGCCAAGATCCTCGATACCCTGTATACCAGTTCAGGATATATTCTTGCACACCCATCGAAGTAGTGCCACCAACAGGAATGTTGCGTCTCGCAAGAATCGTCGCGGTACTCGGACTAAGCGAGTGGTAACGATACCTTTTGAGAAAACTTCGCAAAGAAGTTATGTGCTCACCCATGAAGACCAAGGAACTCATGTCCGCAGAAGGCGTGGACGCAGGACCTATGGACTCTTGTGGAGTGGCACCGACTGGCATGTTATCTTGAGGTGGGGATGAATCATCCATGAGCGATTGAGGCAGTTCTGTAGGATCAGAACTGCGGTATGACCATTTTCTTGAATCGAAATTGGCAGGACGTGCTACACGGAAATCTTCTCCAGCTCTAACACTGCAGATGATGGTGACGCTTTGACCAGCGGCAGGATCAGGGGAGGTTAACGGTGTGAACACCGTCAACGAGATGACCCCATTTGATTCCTTCGGGTCAATGGATGCGATTGTTGGCGAGTTGTTGAGATTGCCTGGTGTCCCGATGGGGATGTCGGCGACTTCCAGCCAAGGCATGGTTGCATGCCAATTAACTGGAACCTCAAAATCGCGTGTTGTCGATAAATCGACTATTCTTGTGTACTGTTCATTCGTTCCTCCGAGTGCAGTGGAGACCGGATCGTAGGAAATTCGAAGTTTCCCACGATGCAAAGCGGAAGCAACAACTTTGAAACGAAAGATGAGGGTGCCACTCCAAAATTGAAATAATGAAGCGATACCAGCACACGGTACCAACACTGTTCGTGCTGGCGTGGTGGTGGTGTCCGTATCACCATGAAGTGGCGTGACTGCTATATCTTGTAACGATGTACCTGCAGAATCAGATTCATTCCAGGTAACTTTTGTAAAAGCAGCCTCCTTCTGGACAATGTGTTGAATGGACATTTCGTCAACACTGTCTAAACCAACAGTTCTAGGGTCAACCGTGAGTTCACCCTTGAAATCCAAACCCAAACGAGGGATAGGATCTGAAGTGTTGGTTGTACAGAAATCGCCGTTTCTCACAGATCTCACTCGCGTAACATCAGAAACTTCGCGAGGTCTTGAGTAACCAAATGCCTTGGCCACCGCTGAGGTGACTTTGGCGCCCATTTCAGTAGCTTTGGCGTAAGGTCCAATGCCGGGAACATGAGATAGAAGTCCGGCACCCTTAGCCACTGCTGTAGCAACAGTTGAAACGGGTTTTTCCGCAAATTCATTTTGCGGTTGCTCTGTCATAGATTGTAGCGTCCATGAACCATAGGTTGCTACCGTTGGTGTGCAAATTTCGGCATCTTCCATCCAAGCGTAAATTTGGACATTGAAGCTTCCAGAACCGGAGTTTGCATGTTTGAGCGGGACTAATGTTTCGAAAAACAAAGTACCCATGTCACCCATCATGTTCGTCTCAGTGAGATCGATCCAATTGTAAGGTGTGAAAAATGGTAAAACCATCTCTCCACCCTCAGAGGTCGTCGGATCAATGAAGATGTGGGGACAGGAAGTGGTCTGGATCATACGGGCGTCTGAAAACGCGCCGCATAATGCATGAACACTTCTAGTTCGAAATGGACGGTAGGACAGAGCGTACATACCGAAAAGGAAAGGATTTCCGGTACATACAGCGCGGAGATGTAATCTGCCGCGAACATGTCGAAAACCTTCGATACGTCGTTTGACGTTTGGATCATTCAGGAACACTTCCCATGGTTTAATTGCCACATTGGAAGTAGTCGCCAAAGCCGGATTGATTTCGAAGATTTTGACGGGGCGATGTAAAAATTCGCCAAGGGGGGTATCAGTTGAACCCCCGATCTTAAAGGTAGATTCCAAAGGACTTGGATGATCTACAACGCACGGAGTATCCGAGTGCGCGAAAGTTGTGGTCCCAACCTTTTGTTGGGGTGAGCTGTTATTAATATTATAAATTTCTACATTAGAAGTACACTATGTACAGTATGCCGAGGAGTACGAATCTCGACACCCGGTTGATATATAAAAATGAAAATTGTACAAGCCTATGTAGAGAGTAGCATACATCAAATACTAACACATGGTATCCAATATACAAAATTACTATTTTGGTTTGGCTCATCGCCTGTACTGTAGCCCAGCACAGAGGGACGGATTTAAGTTTCCCCGAACTGGTGGGGACATTTTATACACTTGCCTTGTGTGGGGTGGACAGTTTCAAGACATGTCCAGGTCGGGGTGCGCACTAGCGCGTGTCCTCGAAGATTTCTGACATCATTGCAGGGTGGGACTTGTCGATCAAAAAAGAGGTTTGTAGCAACCCATGATCCTGAAGAATAGTATAGAGAGCGGTTCGATGCTCTTCATAGACTTCAGGTCCATGGATTGCGAACTCTCGCAATGCAGTGTCCACATTCATCCCTACTTGTTGTTGAGGTGTCAAATGCTTGGAAGCAAGAACACATGTCAGCATCTTGTAGATGGAAGCAAGCTCAAGAGCACCAACACGAAATGGTACTCCGGGAAGCCGAACAGTCTTGCGCTTCAAAAATACTAGTTGACCCAAGGAGGAAACGAATTTCTTTCCTTCAGCATCTTTTATACCAGGTGTGATAACCATACCATAGGTACCCAGATATTTTTGAACCGAAAGGAAATTGAAGTTGCGACGATACCACGATACGGAATTGATAAAATCATCACCGTAGTTCACGTGAGATACGTAACGTCTAAAATCTCCAACCTGTGACGAGGGATACTCATTCTTAAAGGCACACCTATTCATCAAAGAATTGTCAAGACCATTGACAATTACAGTGACAGGTATACCAGAAGGAGTAGACCCACACAGCAAGGCTACGAATCCGTTGAAATTCACAAGAGGGCGAATGAGATCGGCT